CTCCTTGCTTACTTGTTCGCCAGTCTGATTAGCGATGGTTAATAACAGGGCAGTGCACAGGTCATCGAACTCTTTGCCCTTGAGGGTCTCTTGCTCGACCAGCACCGCCACGGTGATGCCTTGAATGCGCATGGTTACTACTTTCATTTAGTTTCTCCTTGTGTTAACTCTGATGGAATGTCTACCTCGTTGCCCAGTTTGCTTGCCACATAACAGCGCATGGCGGCGATGAGTGGCGTCTGCCCTCCTTCTAACGGGTCGTTAGTCCACTTTTCTTTTTGTGTCTGCGCAACCCATTGCAAACCCTCTGGCTGTATCCCATTGCAGATAAGCTCAATCTTCTCCCTCTCAATGATCGGACCGCCTTGCGCCCAGTTGGTTGATGGTGAATACCAGTCGGTATTAGTGCGTTCTTGCAGGGCTATGCCTGTATATCCTTCACACTTCGCCACCGCCCAGTCAAGGGCAGCGCCTGTCAGCTCAGATGTTTTCATTTACTTTCTCCTTCAATGCGGTCAGCCGCCATTTGAAGCAACATCTTCAGGGCTATGTTGTCTACGCTTTGTGCCGCTGTGCGTAGTGTTGCGGCGAGTTCTTTATCATTCATTTGCTTTCTCCTTTGCGGCCAGTATCGGGATGGTGCGCGGCATGGCCAGCGCCGCACAACACGAATGGGAGAACCGTTCTCCCATTCAATCTTTAAATATTTCGCATGCCTTTGTCATTTCCGGCGTCAGTTCCTTTGGCTTCTTGGCCTTCGGTTCTTTATATGGGATAGGCTCGCCGCTGACATACCCGCGCCTGCGAAGCCACGCAATAGCGTTGTGATAGGTCTTGAATGTGCTCAACAACTTGGGCGGTTTGCCGTTACGCAGCACGATCACATCCCCGTACACCGACTCCCAAAGGGAGTAGTCCTTATAGTTCTCAATCAGTTTCATAGTCGCGCACCTCGTTTGTTTTCTTCGGCATCAACGCCTTGTAGAACCCATGCCATGTGGTCGGCACCGCGCCCGTGTCGCTGAGTCCTTGTGTCCATTCCATCGCCTGACGCATGCTTTGTATATCGTTAGACAACCGTTCGATCTTGTCGTGCTCTATGTCCGCCCTGCGCAGCATGTTCAACTGACGCACCGCCCCGTCTAATTCCTTGCGGGTTCGGTTGAGCAAGCGTTCGCGCAGCTTTTGGTTCAGCGTTCTCGGCATGCGCCGTTCGTAAGGTATCTTGACCCGCGCCCCCTTGGGTATGGCATCGAACAGTGCTTGTACGGGTTTACGCTTATTCACACTCACCCAGTCAGACCAGTGCGTGCCATCATTCATCAAGCCGACCTTGTTCTTTGCCACCGATGCGGGGGTATTCTCGATGTTGGCCGCAAGCCCATCAAAGTATTCATGCAACGATTCAAGCTGCACCAAATACCAACTCAGCGCCTCGTGCCGTTCCTGCCCCCCGTCATGGCGTAGCATGACCTTCAGATTTTTAATCTCCGCTTTCAAAGGCATCAAGAACTCGCGCCACATTCTCGACTGCTGCCGTTGCTTTACATTTGCTGCGTTCATATCTTTTTTAACTTTCCGGTATTTTTCAAGCGTGTCACTCTCAACCAATGGGTGCAGCTTACGCTTCTTCAAACGCTCTGCAATTTGCGTTGGTGTGAGTTTCATGTAGGTTTCAGTGAGTGCCAAGGCGTTAGGGTACTTGTCTTCTTTCGAGGTGTCCATAAATATCCCAGTAATTAACATGGTTTGGATTGTACTATCCTAAAGATTTCCGGTCAATAAAAAAGTCAGACACTTTTCAGCCCCTTGGCAAGCCGCATGAACGCTGGATTGTTGGTTAAAAAAGGTGCGTGTCGTCCCCATTGCTATCCTTTTTGGGAATTGCTAAAAGGAAAGCCTAGTTCAAAAGCGGGAAATAAGGATAATTGAACAAAAGAGGATATATACCCATATATACATACCTATATATATATATAATAGATAGAAATAGATATATATAAGGACGAAACGCTGGACTTCTAATAACCACGCGGGTTAGCGCGTGTCTGGTTTTAATATATGCCGGAAATGAAGCGGATAGCTGGAAAATATCCCAAAAATGGGAGAACCGTTCTCCCATTCATGCAAAGAGGTCTTGTTGTACGGGCAAAGCGTCCTTGCCCCACACTCTGAAGTGTGCCTCGTCACGGAAAGCCAAGCCGCGCTCGTGAACTCTGTCCTTGCGGTAGACGATGACCATGTATTGTGAGCCGCCGTGTGGGTAGTGGCGTTCGGCGTGATAGTCGAAGCCGCCTTTGGTGAATGTGCCGACTTGTTCGATGCGGTAGGGAAGGTAAGTGCGCATGGTTATTCTCCTTGATAGGTTGCCGCTATTGCGGTGGATTTTGGATAGGAAATAGCATTTAGCTATTGCTTTGGGGTTTTGATAGACATGAAAATGAACAGCGCAAGAGCCTCGCCCCTGCGCTTGGTTGGAAAAATGAATGGGAGAACCGTTCACCCATTACAGCGCCGCTTTGAGTGCGCGTTTCTGAGCAGGTGTGAGTTCGGCGTACAGCTTGAGAATCTTGGCAACCATATCGACTTTGCCCGAAGCACGCTTTGCGGCCTTGGCCTGCGCAGCACCAGTCGCAACAGCCACCAAGTACTTGACGCGGTTGGCTTCGGTCGTGTCCTTGGTAAAGATCAACTCGCCACCCTTGCGGCTTGCGTGCGGCGCAACACCGCTTTGCTCTGCGACATAAGCCACGGCGAACGGGCGAATATCCGCGCCTACGATGCCTGCACTGGCCAGCTTATCTGCCCAGTCGTCTGACTGTGCCTCGATCTGTGCGAACACCTTAGAAGCCGTGGCGTATGCGTTGGCGTTGTTGGCAATGAATTGTTGAATGTGTGATGACATGATGATTACTCCTAGTGAATGGGAGAACTGTTCTCCCGTATCAGTCCCGAACCATTCAGAACCGATGCCTCTAGTATCTGTAACCCCTATTTGGCGGCGTTGCGGCGTGGCGTGCTGGCAGGGCTAAACCCCACCCACGGGGCACAACCCCTTTTGAGGAGAGCCAAGCATTCCTAGCGTGAACAGTGTTTCGCAACCATCCTGAACACTTTTGTAATTCTTAAGTTCTCCCAGCAACCCCCACCCCCTATTTCTAGGAAAAATCACAGAAACGCTTGGGTCCCATACCCACCCCAAAATTTTTCTAAAAAATTCTTGCAAATATCTGTCTAACGCTATACACTGGAGGTGTTGGTGAATGTTGCAATGTGAATCACAGGTTCGTTGCTCCAGATGCAAAGCTGGGTCAGCCAGCCACCAACGCCAACACGCATGGGGATTGAGACAAATCGAGAGATTGCCGGAATTGAAACTGGCTTGTCAGTCCCCAGCCGTGTTGGTGAATGCGTAAACTGATGCGCAGGGCTGCTACCTAAACCTATGCTCAGACACGGCAAGGGACTGATGGATTAGGGCGGACCCATACTGAGAAGCGACGAAGCCGTGAGTGCCGCAAGGCATCTGGGACAGTAAAGCTGGAGATCAGTACCAGCCACCAACAACAAATTCAGCGGGTAGGTCAAGTTGACCCGGATGGTCTCATAAGCCATACCGAGCGTGGAGCGTTACCACGACCCGCAACCAAAAAGAAAAAAACCCCCAACATTTCTGCTGGGGGTTTCAAAGAAGGTCCCGGAAAAGACCCACAAAGGAGAAGCAATGTCGCAACTGCTGTTGCACCACTACCGGAAGTGAGTGTACACTATCCACATCGGGACCGCAACCCGCCACCTTCATAGGAATAAATGCTCGATCACTTACTGGATTTTGAACCACCTGTGCAACCGCACAACCCACGCGCCACCAAGGTGCTGGAGAAGGCTTCGCCAGAAGAAATAGTTAACGCTCAAGTCAACACCACGGCATGGATGGAAAAGCTCGGCATCGACGACGATGACGCAGCGCTCAAGGAGGCCAACCAAAAAGCCGCCCAAAAGGTTTTCACCGCGCTGGCTACCGCCGCCCCGGTGGCCGAGACCAAGACCCAGTTGACCACAATCAAAACGCCAGAGGCAGTGCGCCATCTGGTAGCCATGCTGTCTGCCTACGACTGGGAGTTTGTGGAGCAGGCCAAGAACCTGCGCGGTATGGCCGTGGCCAAGATTCTGGAGGAGACAAACCACCCCGATGCCCGCATCCGCTTAAAAGCCTTGGACATGTTGGGGCGCATCACCGAGGTGGCGTTGTTCACCGAGCGCATCGAGGTCAAGAAGACAGACCTGTCCGACACAGAAATCGACAAGAAGATCAAAGAAAAGCTCAACAAGTTCATGGGCGTCGTGGATGTTGAAGATGTAAGCGACGTGTTAGAAAACACGGACCCAGTGCTACCCCAAGATGAAACTCAACGATCTGAACCTGACGCCGGCTGAAGCCAAGGCACTCCAAGCTGCGCTACCGAAAATGTCGGTGCAGGAGAAGATCGAACTCATGGAGATGTTTGAAGAGCGTGAGCGTCGCCAGTCCATGTACAGCGCACGCGAGAATATGCTCGACTTTGCAAAGCACGTCTACCCCGGGTTCAAGGTTGGGCCCCAGCACAGGAAGCTGGCCAAGATATTCCAAGAGGTGATCGAGGGAAAAAAGAAACGCGTGATCATCAACATCGCGCCACGTATGGGTAAGTCCGAGTTCAGCTCCTACCTATTTCCCGCATACTTCCTAGGTAAATACCCTAATAAGAAGATAATTATGGGCACCCACACCGCTGGGTTGTCCGAAGACTTCGGTCGTCGGGTTCGTAACTTGATTGACACCGAGGAATACCGTGAAATTTTTCCAAGCACTGAAGTGGCTGCGGACCAGAGTGCCGCAGGAAAGTGGTCAACCAGCGCTGGTGGCCAGTATTACGCTGCTGGTGTGGGTGGTGCTCTGGCTGGTAGGGGTGCAGACTTATTCGTAATTGATGACCCCCACTCTGAACAGGACGTGAAAATAAACTCGCGTCTAGCGTTTGACACAGCTTGGAATTGGTTCCAGACGGGCCCGTTGCAACGCTTGATGCCGGGCGGCGCGATCATTGTGATCATGACAAGGTGGTCCTTGCTGGACCTAACTGGCCGCCTGATTGACTACCAGACCAAAAACCCCGAGTCCGTACCTTGGGAGATCGTAGAACTGCCGGCCATCTTGAATGAAGGCACAGAAAACGAGAAATCGCTGTGGCCGGAGCAGTGGCCGCTGGAGCTGTTAAAGGCGACGAAGGCGTCAATCGACCCGCAGTACTGGAACGCGCAGTACATGCAGCAGCCAACAAGCAACAACGCGGCGATCGTGTCTCGAAAAGCTTGGCGAATCTGGGAAAGTGACGAGCCTCCCCAGTGTGAATACATCATCCAGTCGTGGGATACGGCGTTTGAGACGAAAAACCGGTCTGACTACAGCGCGTGCACCACGTGGGGAGTCTTCTACAACGAGGAAGAGAACATGAAACCGCAGGTAATCCTGCTGGATGCGTTCAAAGACCGCATGGCGTTCCCCGAGTTGAAGCAAATCGCGCTCAAACACTACAGAGAATGGAACCCAGACGCGTTTATTGTGGAAAAGAAGGCTGCCGGCGCTCCGCTAATCCAAGAATTGCGCAACATGGGCATCTTCGTAGAGGAATTCAGCCCCTCTCGGGGCAATGACAAGATCGTTCGCTTGAATGCGGTAGCGGACTTGTTCTCCTCTGGGGCTGTCTGGGCGCCAGACACGCGTTGGGCGCGTGAAGTGATCGAAGAAGTGGCAGCTTTTCCCAACGGCGAACACGACGACTACGTGGATACGACCTCCCAAGCACTGAATCGGTTTAGACAAGGCGGGTTTATTTCTTTAGAATCCGACGAACCCGAAGAACCGCGCTTCTTTAAGCGCAAAACCCACGCATACTATTAAGGACCGACATGGCCACCAACATTGACAAAGCCCTTTTCCAGCAGCCGGTAGGCATTGAAGAACTTGCACAGGATGAGGAGCCGATTGAAATCGAGATCGTTGATCCCGAAGAAGTCAATATCCACGCAGGTGACTTAGACCTGTCCATCCGCCCCGGCGAAGACGAAGAAGGGTTCGATGACAACTTGGTGGAGTACCTCTCCACCGCGGAACTGGAGACGCTGGCCGGCGATTTGAAGGGCGACATCGAGAGCGACCTTGGCTCACGCAAAGAATGGGAGAAGGCGTATGTCGAGGGTTTAAAGTTGCTGGGGCTTCAGTACGAGGAACGCACAGAACCTTGGAATGGAGCCTGCGGTGTGTTCCACCCCATGATTACCGAGGCTGTGGTACGGTTTCAAAGTGAAATCATCACGGAAACCTTCCCGGCCCAAGGCCCCGTGCGCACAAAGATCATCGGCAAGGAAACGCCAGAGAAACAAGAAGCCTCCGTTCGTGTGGAAGATGACATGAACTACGAGTTGACGGAAGTGATGAAAGAGTTCCGTCCCGAGCATGAGCGCATGCTGTGGTCGCTGCCTGCCACGGGCTCCGCGTTCAAGAAGGTGTATTACGACCCCAACATGGGCCGTCAGGTGTCGATGTTTATTCCAGCCGAAGACATCATCCTGCCCTACGGCACCACGGATATGGACACTTGCTACCGCCTGACGCACGTCATGCGCAAGACTGAGAATGAAATCATCAAACTCCAGCAAGCAGGGTTCTACCAAACGGTTGAGCTTCCCGACCCTACCAAGGAACAGACCGACATTCAAAAAGCCAAGGACAAGGAAACCGGCTTCAGCGCAAACGACGACGATCGCTATGTGTTGTATGAAAGCCACGTTGACTTGGTGTTGAAGTCAGACCCATATTGCGAGTGTGATGACGAGGGCGAACCGATCGGTATCGCGCTGCCGTATGTGGTGACCATGATCAAGGGCACAAACACAGTCCTATCCATCCGCCGTAACTGGAAAGAAGACGATGACCTCCGACTCAAACGACAGCACTTCGTCCACTACCAATACA